CATTTTTATATAGACGGGGTTTTAAGCTCTTCTCGTGAAATAGCTATAGCGACTCCTGCCGTTGGGGACTCTTTCTCTTTCTACTCCTTCAAGAGCGGTGAGAGCACCTATGACTGGTATATCAACACTGAGAAAGGGACGCTGCAAGAGGAAGTGTATCGCTATGTGTTTGATGCAACACCTTCTGACGCTGAAACACTTACCTTAAACCTGTCCCTGCCCGCTGGGAAAGAAATTACCATTGACTGGGGCGATGGCAACACAACTACTGTAACGGGCGAAGTTACAGAAACAGATTACAGCAATGCCTATGCTTCTGCTGGAACGTATCCTATTACAATCTACGGTGATTTTGATGCTCTGACAAGGTTGGAGATCAAAAATGTTGCGGTTGATGGTGATCTGAAAGATATAGGCACGTTAACTGGGTTAACGTATTTTCGGTGCGGGAATAATACTCTAACAGGTGATATCGTTTATCTCCCCCGGGGGCTAATTTATTTCAGAGCTATTAGCCCTAATACAATTTATGGCAATCTTGCAAACCTACCTAGAACATTAACGTATTTTTATTGTAGCGGCTCCAACACAATTTACGGAGATATAGGCAATTTACCTGTTGGGCTGACATATTTCCGATGTTTTGGCTCCAACACAGTTTATGGTGTCATAGACAATTTACCTGCTGGTCTGATTGCTTTTAATTGTGGTGGCTTTAACACAATAACAGGAGATATAGGATATTTACCTACTAGGGTAACATATTTCAAATGTACAGGCTCTAACACAATAAATTCCTACACCTCTCGCACTTGGACAACAAAACCTGCTACATTTAGGCTTGTGCCTATATATCCTGGTGGATTGTCGTCTGCTGAAATAGATCAACTCCTGATTGACTTTGACAATGACCTCACTTGGGCTCCAGGAGATGTTATCCAGCTTACAGGCGCTAACGCTCCGAGAACTTCCGCAAGTGATGCCGTTGTTGCTAACATGATTTCAGAAGGAGCTACCGTAACAACAAATTAAGGAGATATAATGCAGCTTATATATGACAAAAACAACAAAAATGTGATCATGCTGTTCGATGCTCCTGATGTAAAACTCTCTACAAAACAGGAGATATTCAAGGGCACGTTTGCAGAGTGTATGGCGAAAATTCAAGCGCTTGGCTTGTCTATGCAGGAGGATGATGATCCATTCCTTGTCGAGCGTATCTTCAAAGCCAAAAAAGAATACGTCAAACCAGGGCGTATGCCTCTTATCCCTGATAATGATGTGCTTGCTCTTGATGTTGTTCCAGGTGTTAAAGTATATGAGGATGAAGACAACATATATATGAGATGTTCCTTACCCAAAGAAACGCTTGAAAGCTTATTTGACAACACCGATGAAACAGACTTAAACCCTAATGTTGTATCTGACTTAAAGTTGACTAACTCGTTTGTTTGCGAATCTTTGGAGCAGTTAGGCGAAGGATAGCAACGCCATGACCCCCAAACTTAATCGCTATGACCCAACCAGAACAACCTTTTTGCGAAATATGTTTGTTCGAGACATGAACAAAAGGTTTCGTGCCTTGCGTGGGTTGATCCGCAAGGCTATTATCACACAAGATTGTTTCGGGCTGGTCGGGAGTAATTTCAAGGTAGTTGCAATGGCCTCCTCTGATATGCATTTGCCAGGGCATAAGGCTTTTGCATTCCACCGGACGGAGGAGAAGGTTAACGCATTTATGGCGTGGTTGCAGGAGCAGGAGGCAAAAGGGCTGCTTGAAACAACCACCTTGCAACAGATAGGGACACCGATAGAGGAAGCGTGGACGAATAAATATATAAGGGACTCATATCAGAGAGGGGTACAGAGGGCACGGCAAGAAATGAAAAAAGCAGGTTATGATGTGCCTTCCTTGACCGAAACAGGCGGCATAATTGCGAGCATGTCGACTCCTCTGCACTTAGACAGAGTAGGAGTCTTATACTCCAGAACATTTCAGGAGCTTAAAGGCATAACAAGCCAGATGGATACACAAATAAGTCGTGTGCTGTCCCAGGGTTTGATCGATGGAAAGAACCCAAGAGAATTAGCAGAGCTATTGACAAAAACAATATCTGGTCCTGTGGGTGATCTCGGCATAACAGATACTTTAGGCAGATTTATCCCAGCAGAAAGAAGAGCCAGGATGTTGGCAAGGGCTGAGATAATCAGGGCGCATTCACAGGGGATGGTACAGGAAGCTAAGAATTGGGCAGTTGAAGGTGTAAAGGTAGTTGCAGAATGGGTTACCGCTGGGTATAAAGTCTGCCCTGAGTGTGCAGAGTTGGAAGGGAAAACTTTCAGCTTGGATGAAGCCATGAATCTGTTGCCCTTGCATCCGAATTGCAGATGTTCTTTTGTTTTCGAGGAGATAAAGAATGGATAAGCCGGAATATCACGTATCGGTTAATAACGGGTACACGATAAGATCAGAGATACATCAAGGGAAGAAACATATAGTTGTGCCTGTTGTTATGTTGGTAGAGGGAGTGCATAACGGCAGTGCCGGACCCGTGTTGCATACTAGATCGGAGATGGAGAAATTTCCAACCGCTTGGAACGGTATACCTGTTGTTATAGGCCACCCGAAAAGCAACGGGCAGTATGTTTCCGCAAACTCTCCTAACATAATTGATCAGGAGGTAGTTGGACGGGTATACAATACCGTTGCAGACAATGGTAAGCTGAAAAGTGAGGCGTGGATAGAAGAAGAGAAGTTGAAACAACTCTCCCCTCTGGCATATGCTTACATTATGCAACAAAAGCCATTAGATGTAAGCGTGGGTGTTTTCTCGGATGACGAGGAGACCTCCGGACAATGGGGAGATGAAACATACAATGCCATTGCCAGGAACTACAGGCCTGATCATCTGGCGTTGTTACCAAGTGAAAAAGGGGCTTGTAGCTGGGAGGATGGTTGCGGAGTGAGGGTTAACGCAGACAACCTTTTGGATACTATAGCTTTAATCCGAGACAAATTGTATTCTATGGATACATCTGGAGAATATTATTATCTTGAAGAAGTTTACGATGACGGGACATTTATTTATCAGGTCGATGCTAAAGAAGGCAAGAAATATTACAGGCGATCATATCAGATTAAAGACGGCTCTGCCCTGTTGGGGGATGATGCAGAAGAGGTAATCAAGGACGTCCGATACAGGAAAAAAGTAAACATGAGTGCAAACGCTGCAACGGACGCAGAGAAGAAAGCGCAAAAAGCAAGAAGCAAGAAATATGGCATAGCTATAAAGAAAAACAACAGCAATGTCACCAAGCCAAGCAAATGGGCGAATGTCCCAGACAGCCAATGGCTTGATCCTGTGAATTATCGCTATCCTGTCCACGATGCTGCACACACCCGCAATGCCGCTGCAAGATGGGCACAGAATAAACCAGGGGATTACTCGGCTAAAGAAGTCGGGATCATAGAAAACCGGTTACAGAAGGCCAAAAAGAAGTTTAAGGTTGGTGAATTTAAAACTCAAAGTTATGGAGGTAGCACGATGGGAAAAATAGATGAACTCCTGACCATTGCACCGGGGATATATACGGATGCAGACAAAGAATGGTTGGAGGGGCTTGAAGATGCACAGATAGACAAACTGATATCCTGTGCTAAAACCAATGCAGACACTGTCACCGCAATGGAGGCAATGCAAGAGGGAAAGAAAAGGCTTGAAAGAGAGGTTGAAACCTTGAAGAAAGGGAGTCCTAACGTGAATGAAAAGGATGCCATGAAAGTACTGAAAGAAAAACTCTCAGACATGAAAACATTTGGAGAGCTCCTGCCGGAAGAGCTGAGAGAGCAGTTCGAATATGGCCAAAAGCTGTACAAAGAGCACCGAAAAGAATTGATTGATCATATCGTAGCTAACCAGGCACAGGACGTCTGGAAGGCAGAGGATTTGGAAAAGCAGGACATGGAGACACTTCAGAAAATGGCAAAGGCTATCAAAAAGCCCGTATCATACGCAGGTGTTTCAGGCGGGGTCTCTGCTAACACAGAAACAGAGATTCTTTTGCCGCCCGACGTGGAAGAAAGCAAATAAACAACGAATAGCAGGAGGTATGTGTAATGTCGTACAATACAGTTAAGCTCAAGAAATATGCTGATATAATAGAGGAGTACGAAGCCGCAGATGCAATTGTTCCAGGCATGCTGGTTGAAATGACCAATGCAGGTAAGGTACAAAAGCATTCGAGCGCAGGTGAGTTTGCCGAGAAGATGTTTGCCCTTGAAAACGAGCTTGAGGGTGGCGGGATTGATGATATATATACCGCAGAGGACAGAGTCCAGTGCTGGATAGCAGGCAGGGGAGATCAGGTTTATGCTTTCCTGGCTGCCGGTGAAACTGTGGCTATAGGTGATAGACTCGAATCACACGGAGACGGGTATCTCCAGAAAGCTGTGTCTGAATCTGCATCTGCCACAACTTACCCTGGGTCTGTTGTGGGCGTTGCTCTTGAGGCGTTGGACCTTGCCGGGTCTGGAGCAACTGCAACACGCTTGGCAGTCAGGATCGTTTAGTAAACATAAAACATCAAATATAAGGAGACAAAAACGATGCCAGTTGATGTAATACTTAATAATGGACAGGCGTATGGTGATGTAGCTGCATATATCGCAGGGCAGGGAAAGCTTGACCCTGGAACTATGCGCCCCTGGATAGGCAGGGACGGCCGTGCATATGTAACTGTACATACAGGCGGCGATCCTAAAAACCCTAAGAACTACAAGGCAATACAGGTTAATGCCGCAACCTTGCGGCGAGATGAATGGAAACAGTTGGATGAGGCTGTTCTAAAGGTGAGCGAAACCAGGCTTAACGGTATTGCAGACCTGATCTCTAATGGCCTCACCTACAATCTCGGCAACCCTATGGGGACAACTCAGCTCGAATGGCATGATGTATCAAGCGCTATGGGAGCCGAATTAACCATGGACGGTATATCCAGGACCAAAGGCGATAGACCGGTATACCAGACCAATTACTTGCCTATCCCGATACTCCATGTTGATTATGAGATCAACGCAAGGGTTCTGGAGGCAAGCCGCAAACTGGGCAATCCTTTGGACACCACCTCAGCCGAAATCGCAGCAAGGAAGGTGAACGAAAAGCTGGAGGAGATGCTGTTCACTGATACTTCTTACGCATGGGGATCAAAAGACGACCGTACCAGGAACAAGATATACTCGTATCTTAACTATCCTGATATCAACACTGTAACCCTCACCGCCAACTGGAATGCATCGGGCAAAACCGCAGCACAGATATTGGACGATGTGCTGAATATGAAACAGGCCAGTATTGATGCCAAACACTATGGTCCCTGGATACTGTACATCCCGACAGCATACGAAACTGTGCTTGATGGTGACTACGATTCAACTACTCCAGGAACAACTATCAGGGAAAGGATTTTGAAAATAGACAGGATCAAGGATGTAAAGGTTGTTGACACCCTGCCTGCACACCATGTACTGCTTGTGCAGATGACCTCTGATGTTGTGCGCCTGGTACGTGGCCTCCCGATCCAGAATGTTGAATGGAAAGCAGAAGGGAAGTTTGTGACCAAGTACAAAGTTCTTACCATTCAGGTCCCGCAGATACGCTCTGACCAGGATGGTAATTGCGGTATTACCTTGCTGGCTGCTTAATATGTAAGGGGGTGGCTGTATGGGCAGGGACAAGGAAACAAAATGGCGTAAAATAGGCAAAGGCTCTTTGCGATATATCAGGGGCAGGATTATCAAGCCAAACGAGATTTTCGTCGCCAGGGAAGATGAGATCCCTAAACCTTTCAGAAAGTTTGTCGTTGCTGTAGAAGATATACCGGAGGAAGATAGAGCCCCGGTACAATCTTCAGACAAAGACCTGTTTAGAGCGCAAAAACGCCCCGGAACAGGCTGGTGGGATATCGTTAACACTGTTACCGGCAAAAAGGTTAACGAGAAAGGGCTCAGGAGAGATAAAGCAGAACTGTTGGCTAAGGATTTGAACGCATGATATGGACTGTGCCAAAGCTGTGGGAAGATGCAACCTGTTGGATTATAGGCGGAGGAACATCTATGCCTTTGCAGTTTGGTGTCCCTCAAGAAATAATCCAAAAGGTTTACAGCGGACGCCTTCGGCCTTCTGTGTATTCTGATTATATGCAGGTTTTGCATGATCAGCACGTAATAGGCATTAACAACGCTTACCAGATAGGAACATGGATTGATATTCTGTTCTTTGGCGACAGCCATTGGCACTTAACGCACCGGAATGCTTTGGCAAGATGGCCAGGGATTAAGGTTTGTTGCGATCAGAAATTTGCGAACCGGCCACACCGCAAGATGGAAGGGATCAAATACCTTGAGCGGGATACCATGAAAAGGCACGGGATAACAACCAGCCCGTCAAAGGTGTCCTGGAATGGCAATTCAGGAGCCGCAGCAATTAGCTTAGCGTATCATCTTGGGGTTAAGAGGATATTCTTGCTTGGGTTTGATATGAGCATGGATAGCAACGATGAGTATAGCCATTGGCATGGCTCTCACCTTGTCCCAGGAGCCAAACCCAAAAAGAAACCTCCTTTTGATTTGCACCTTAAAGGGTTCCCCGCTATTGCTCGGGATGCCAAAGACCTGGGGATAGAGATATATAATATCAGCCAGATCAGCAAAATAGATGCCCTGCCTAAAATCACGCTGCAAGAAGCTCTAAGGATGCAACAAGACAAGTGAAAAAGATAACGTGCGTAACACCTACGGGAGACAGGCCAAAGGCCTTTGAAATAACAAGAGCCCACATGCTTAAACAGACAATACAGCCTGATCAATGGATCATTGTTGACGATGGACAAGAGCCTTTGCCGGAAAAATTAAGGCAGGGAGCAGATTATATCAGGAGAGAGCCTTCTGCAAGAGATGGGTGCTCTCTATCTCTTAATCTCAAAACGGCCTTGCCTCATATAACAGGTGATATAATACTTGTTATAGAGGACGATGACTACTACAGCGATCTGTATGTAGAGACTATGTACACGTATCTTGCTACATACAGTTTAGTAGGTGAGGGCTGCGCAAGATATTATCATATCCCGGCCGGAAGATATGTAAGACTCCAAAACAAAAGCCATGCTAGCCTTGCACAAACGGGTTTTCGCAAGAGCTTGCTGCCCCTTTTTGAAAAGATTTTGTCTACAAGGAAATTTTCCCTCGACATCCGGTTGTGGGATGAAGCCAGAGATCAAATGTTTTTGTTTTTCGACCGGCAGGACAAGTTTAGGCTGCACTGCTCTTTAAAGGGGCTGCCTGGCAGACCTGGTATAGGAATCGGGCACAATAGAAACTTGAGAGGATATGTCCAGGACAAGAACTATATGATCTTGAAAAAATGGGTAGGTGAAGAAAATGCGTCTAAGTACATCCAGTGCTGCAAAGAAGAGGGCTTGATCAATGGCAAGAGCAACGGCAAGTGAAGTAAAGAACATTATCGAAACGGATTTGTCTGACACTGTTATTGATGTCTACATCTCCAGCGCATCCGAGGTTGTGACCAATGTCCTCGGTTCAGATACCACCTTGTCCGACACGCTGAAAAAGAATATTGAGATGTGGCTTACTGCCCACCTTATAGCATCAACCCGGGAACAACAAATACAGAAGGCCGGCGCTGGTGGTGCAAGTGTGACATATCAAGGGGTTACAGGCAAAGGGTTAGAGGCGACCTTATACGGCCAACAGGTACTTGCTATGGATACAACCGGCAAGATGGCGGCCACCATGATGAAACAAACAGCGTCCCTGTCTGCAATAACCAGCTTTAGCTGATAAAAGGGAGATAGATGTCTAAACCAATCGAAAAATTCTTGGCAAAGATCAGCGTGCAAACTGCTGTGTATTGGGGCGCCCCTACAAGTGATGGATACGGTGGGTATACCTATGCGGATCCTGTTGAAATACCTGTGCGATGGGAAAGCTCCACAAAGGTCATCACGACACCCAAGGGGACAGAATATACCAGCCGTGCGGAGGTTATTGTCAACCAGGACGTAGACGAGGAAGGCTATTTGTTCCTCGGGACTTTGGATGATTTGACCAATGAGCAGAAAGCAAACCCACGGCTAAGAGACGATACATGGAAGATCGTACGCTTTGATAAAATCCCTATGATCTTCAAGAATGACGAATTTGTCCGCAAGGTGTACCTATGAGCAAAAAGCTTGAAAGAGAGAGCCTTAAAAAGGTGATGGAGAACCTCAACAAAGAGGTTAAGCTCATCGAGAACAGAACTCTCAAAGGCATGATCAGAGGAGTACTGGATATAAGGCGTGATATGGATTTTACGCCCCCTGTGATACCAGTAGACACTGGTAATCTACGACAGAGCTGGTTTGTTGTTACATCTAAAGGAGGCACTCCGCAGGGAAATTCACCAAAATTTAAGGGCAAAAAAGCGGACAAGATGTCCTCGAATCATGCTACCGTTAAGGATGTAATTAAGGAAAGAGCCTTAGCTAAAGCACGTAAAGGTCCTATAGTAGCATGTGGTTTTAGCGCAGAGTATGCCTATAAAGTCCATGAAGATTATGGGGTGCATTTCCAGCGACCTGGTGCAGGGGCTGGGTTTTTCGTGTCGGCCATAAAGAGAAACAAGCGAAACGTGCTGGAAAAAATAAAAGAAAATGCAAAGGTGTGATAAATGCAACCTGCATCTAAGGATATATGTACATTATTGGAGGCTGATTCGGGGTTAGGGTTGGTTTTTGCCACAAATCTCTTTGTTGGTAGGGAGCCTGCTACGCCTGATGATTGCGTTACAGTGTTTGACATCCCTGGAGATGCCCCGGAATTGACGCTGGAAGGCAATGTTGGCCCTGTGCTTTATGCACCATCGGTGCAGGTGAGAGTTCGAAATAACGCATATATGACCGGCTGGGATTTGATTCACAATATTCAGAAATACTTGCACGGCAAACATAACTTGACGCAAGGAGATACAACGTATTTATTGATCAGGAGCGTCGACGAACCAATGCTCCTTGATTGGGATGATAACGATAGAGCAAGATTTGTTGCGACATTTGCAATGTATCGAAGATAACACACGGAGGTAAGTAATTATGGCAGTTGAAGGCATATCAGGAGTAGGCACTGTTTTGAGGAGGTGGAACCCAAGCACAACGGCGTGGGAAAATATAGGGGGAATTAAAAACATTGATGGTCCTACATCATCAAGGGAAACGCACGACACAACCGCTTTAGACACTGAAGATGGATACAGAACTTTCATCCCTGGGTTTCGAGATGCAGGCGAAATCAACATGGACGTAATCTTTAACCGCACGGGATACGATTTGATGGTAGCAGACTTCCAGACCAACGATCTTAGAAATTATGAGATCGTTCTGCCTGACGACGATGTTACGTCTTTCGAGTTTGAGGGCATGGTAACCTCTGTGCCTCTGACAATTCCTGAAGGTGTGGTAACTTTCAAGGTAACCATCAAAATATCAGGGCCTATCACAGTTAATTCCGGGTCCGAGACATCTGCGCCATAACAACAACCAATAACAGGAGGATACACCTATGGGGATGTTGACAAGGGAAAAGCTCTTAAAAAAAGAAGAGCTTAGAAAAGAAAAGGTTGACCTTGGGAACGGTGATTTTGTTTTTGTTCGGCAAATGACGGGCAGAGAAAGAGACCAGTTCGAACAAAGCCTGATAGAAGAGGTGATGGGCGAGAAAGGCGAAGCTGAAATCAAAAGGTCTATGGAAGATTTCCGTGCAAAACTGGCCGTGTATACAATTTGCGATGAAGAAGGGAAAAACATCTTATGGCCTGAAGATGTCCCTATTCTGTCTCAGCACATGAGCGCTGCAAGGCTGGAGCTAATAGTCAACAAGGCGCAGGAATTGAACAGGATATCGGAGGAGGATAAAGAGAACTTGGTAAAAAACTCCGAAGCCGTCCAGAACGCCAATTCTACTTCCGGCTCTGCAGGGAATTAAGATACCCTCATCCTGATTATTTGTTGGATGACCTGACGTCGGAGCAGATAAGCGAATGGATGGCATACGATAGCCTTGATCCGATAGGCAAACAAAGAGATGAGTTCGGCTGGGCGATGATCTGCTCGATGATGTATAACCTGGTAGCAGATATATACGCTAAGAAAGGCTCCCCTCCCAAACATACAACCCCTTATGATTTCATGCCGGACTGGGAAGGTGCAGGGAAGTCTCGCTCAGAAGAAAAAGGGCAGACTGTAGAGGAGCAAAAAGCCATATTGTTACAACTGGTAGAGAACCATAACCGTATATTTGGAGATAAAAAGGAATAAACCATGGCAGATTTGGGCACATTATACACCTCGTTTGGAGCCGACCTCGGGCCTCTGGAAAGGTCTGTAGCGCAGGCGGAATATCAGTTTCGCAAGTTCCAGCGTGGCGGCGTCAATGCTGTGAAGAAAATAAGAAGGTCAATATTCAGCCTCAAGTCTGCTTTTGGGGGCTTGATGGTTGGGACATTTGCGCACAGCGTTCTTAAGACCAAAAACGAGTTTGTTAAGTATCAGAAAACACTTGAAACTCTTACCGGGTCCCAAAAAGCGGCTGGCGCAGAATGGCAAAAGCTCTTGCAATTTGCAGAGGATACCCCTTTTCGGATCGGACAGGTGATGGATGCCTACAAAACTATGAAAGCTTTCGGGCTTGATCCCACCATCGAAACAATGAGAACTTTGGGTGATACTGCTGCTGCTTTGGGCGGATCCGATGTTTTTGGCAGAGTCGCTTTGGTCCTGGGCCAGATCAAGGCGCAAGGTTTCATGACTGCCCAGGACATGAACCAGCTTGCTAATGCCGGTATCGATGCCGGCAAGGTGATGAAAGAGACTTTCGGTGTCGCTCGGGATGAGGTAGCTAAACTCAGAGACCAAGGGGTTACTGCTAATATGATAATAGATGCCCTGCTGAAAAACATGAAACAAAAGTTCGGCGGGCAGATGCAAAAAATGAATAAAGAGCTTTCCGGCCAATGGGAAGTGTTGATATCTGTATGGGAGAGATTTAAGGCTAAAATCATGGACAGCGGCCTGTACAAATATCTCACCGGCATGCTTACAGGCATAAACAAAAAGATTATAGCCATGCGCAAGTCTGGGGAGCTTGACAAGCTGGCGAAAGCAATATCAGATGGTACAATATCAGCCATTAAAGCAATCAAGTCTTTTGCGTCTAAGGCATACGATACGATCAAAGGAGTGGTAACTGTTTTTGATGTGCTCAAGGGAAGCCAATTAAGCAAAGGGATAATTTCTGATGAAGCTATCAAAAACCTTAACTCTTTCTCCTCCACCGCCAATAGAGCCGCTATTGTATCTTTGAAATTATATCAAGGATTCCTCAAGCTTAAAGAGATTATCCCCAGCATTCAAGCCATGTTTAAGTCTGCCCAGGCTTGGATGAACGAAAAGCTTGGTGGGTTGTATGGATGGATAGCGAAATCTGTCCCTAACAAAGATGTAGCGAGAAAGTACTATGAGGCAGCCCTAAAAGCGAAACAAATCGCAGCGGATAGCCGTGCAGAGCTTGTAAGGCTGAACACTCAGATAAAAGAAACAGAGACAAAGTACGACAATGCGCAGAAAGTAATAAACGCCTTATACGAGAGAATTGACCAGATCAATCAGAAGATAAAAGCCTCTTTCCAGACTACGAAAGATGAAATTGTAAAAGTCACACGGATAATTAACGGCAAACCTATAACTGTCTATATAAATACTAATCCTGCCATGAAAGCTCTTGATCAGCTTGAAACCCGTGTCAAACACATGAAGCTCAGTCTCAATGTGGACATGACTGGAACAGCATCATCTAAAAAACCTTTGACTGAAAAGATACATGATATTTTAGACCTATATAAGATGTTCCCCAGGGAGATGCAGATCAACGCAGACATGACATCTCTTAGCGGGGCATATAAAGCAATTCAACAGATAAACAATAAAAAAGCTTTTCTTCAAGATCAAATTGATGTAATGAAGCATAATGATGCTGGGCCGTATGAACCTACATCACCAAGAATATATCGAGAAATGGAAACTATACTGGGAAACTATGATAAGATAATTTCTGGCATAGGAAAATTAATAGAATCAGGCTATTACAATGCTCAAGGGGAGTATACAACTCCTTATGCACATACTGCATCTATGATTCCTCCAGATTGTACATCTATCGCTCCCACCACACCCAAAGAAGCCAAGGTGGACATAGGGCCCATAAATATAACTGTGTCAGGGACAGGTGGCGATAGGGACCTTGCTATAACATTGGCTGATGAGTTGGACCATGAAATAGCTCAGAAGATAATCCATAACAGGTCTGAGATAACAAGTGCTTTAGGAGTAACTGCCCATGTCAGCAATTAAAATCGGTTATATTAACATTCTTGAAACATCAACTGTTACCGTAACGACGGAAGATGCTGATTTCCCTGCTTACAGGCTGTATGACCGTGATATCAACAAGCTATACAAGGGGGCATCTACGTCTGATCAAATAATCAAAGCACAACAAGCAGGGACAGCCCAGGCCGTTAATGCCTTGTATATACCAGAGGGGCACAACCTTAACGGCGTCGCAATATCTATCCAGTATAGCTCGGATGATTCTACCTATACCACTGCTACCTCCTGGACTCAATCAGGTACAGATCAAATTTTGAAGGAGTTTGCAGAAAGGACAGAAACGTATTGGATGGTAGTTTTTAGCGGCCTCTCCAATTACCTGAATATCCCTGAGTGCTTCTTGACAGACCTGTACACGTTTACTTGCTCCCCTTCTGCCGGCCTGAATACGACAACAAAATTTAATGTAGATAGAGTGGAAAGCAAAAGCGGGATAGCTCATTACCTGCAAAGAGGAGAAACTCGCAAATCTATAATCTACACGCTTAATAATATCTCAGATGCTGAAAAGGCTGAAATGGAAACATGGCTTGACGAGTGGGGAGGATATAAGCCTTTTCTGTTTGTAGACATGGACGGGGACACCTTCTTTGCGGAGCTGACACGGGAAGTATCTTTTACTTACCTGTACAATCGGTATACAGCGAATATCTCTGTTATGGAGGTATTGTAGATAATGGCTTTAACTGATCTCACACAGCAAGAAAGACTTGATCTGGCATGGATCAAACCTATTTATCTTGTCCATATTGAGCTGGATGGGAAGACTTTATACCTGTCTGACAGGGTGTATAATTACACCTACGGTAGCACTACCGTGACATACGATATGTACATCAGCAACCTTGCTGACATTGTTACGCAAATAGGAAATGTAAAAAATGAGAGCAATTTTTCGTTTGACCTCAAACTGTACAACGAGCCATACGGATATTACAGCCATTTAAGTCAGTTGCATGAAGATAAGTCCTTCCTGTCTAAAAAAGTGTCTATCTATGAAATTCGACCTGTATCAAAAGACGAGGCGTTCGCAAGTGACGTTAAAACTTTACTTTGGGTCGGCTATACAGAGAAAGTAAAGGCTATCACGAAAAGCTCTTTCTTGCTTACTTGCTCATCGAGACTGTATTATCTTAGGGATAAGCTGGGGATCACTAAAGTTAATTTAACCGATTTCCCTTCTGCTGATCCAGACGATGTTGGCAAAGCCAGAAATATAATATACGGCAATGTTGAGCATGTGCCATGCAGAGCAGTCAAGGCGGGTGTTATTGATAGGTTAGCAACAGACATATCATCTACAGACACAGCTATTTATATTTCAGGCAGCTCGATAGCTGAATTCCCTGCCAGTGATTTTGTAATCCAGATTGATGAGGAGAAAATATACATAAATTCCCGATCTGGTAATACTCTTTCGGCTGGGGCACGTGGATACGATTCAACTACAGCTACAGCGCACGACAAAGGGTCTGCTGTAGCAGAAGTCTTGTCGCAATATGTGTATGAGGTAGCACAGCATCCAGTCAAATCCATTGATACTGTATATGTTGATAATATACGGCAAATATCGAATTTTAATGTTTATACTGGCCAAAGCGGAGATCAATTAAGCGGGTATGGTGATGCGGCGGTTATCGAGTTTACGGCCTTGCCTGTTATCAAACAGCAAGTCAATCTTGATGTGGATCAAGGGTCCCATTCGCATGGAGCAAGCTCCAGCTCTACTTCCAGTTCTACTTCTAATTCCTCTGCCACTTCTTCTACTACTGTTTCTGCTGATGTTACTAAGCTTAACTACCCTACTGTTGGCTCATGGAGTGGGTTTACAAATCCGGGGAATGCTGTCGATGGCACTGATGCAACATATGCAGAGGCTGTGCTATACCATGGAGATAGTGAAGACCTTATCCTGGACCATGGAATGTCAAATTTGGGGACATTAACTGAGCAGTATGTCCATATTATTGTTGAGTGCAATACAAGCTCTACCTACCCTGACTTAGAAATCAACTGGGATAATACTTTTTTTCCTATAGGGGTTCAAACAGGTAAATTTAGCAAAAAGATTAATGTCTCTACACATAAAACATGGAACCCCTCTATCTTTTACATCCATGCCTCTAATCCAAGCTCTACAGACGTAGACCCTTTCAGATGCTATGTCTACGAGGTCTGGATAGAGTCAGTTTATACCCCTAACGCTTCAACCACAACAGACGTGGACACCACCACTACTACATCAACAAGCACCAGCACATCTGTAGATAGCTCCCCGGCGACAGGTGTATCCCTCACAGGCAATTCATCAGCCAATACTGTTATAGGCCGTATAGTCACGGCCAATGTGCAAGGATACAAGGACGATACAAGCGGGACATATACAGGGACAGCGGGCGCACTAATAGAACGGCCAGACCATGTAATCAAGCACATGCTTATAGAATTACTGGGCATGACTGCCAGTGATATAGGAGACAGCTTTGCTGACTCGGGGGCGCTGTATGCAAGTGCAATCTCCGGAGGGTATAAATTTGCGTTTCTGGCAAATGAAATATCTGAAAAGGCTAATGCGGTGCTGTACACCCTGGCTCATGATTGCCGGTCTCTGCTGTACGATTATCACGGCAAATTCGAATTATCGTACTTATCAAACGATGTTGACACCCCAGATGAAACGATAATCGAAGATAATCTTATAGAGGATCCGGTGTATGAAATAACTGATGTTGCACAAATCAATAACAAGATCAACGGATATTACAGACGAGATTACAGAAAACATGGGAGCTTAGGCACTCAATACATGGACATGCTTGAAAAGGTGGAAGGCAGCGGAGATATGCCGACTGATATCGAGCTAAAAGCTGTAAGAATATCAGCAATGGCAGATCATGTGTTAGATTGGTATCTGTCCCAGCTTTCTACCCCTGCAAAAACCATATCAGTCACAACCTCATGGGCGCATACCGATATGTCTCCTGCCACAACATTTAGTGTTGAGACTGATCTATATAATGCTATATATAGATTGCAACAGTTAAGGATCAACCAAAAGTCCCGAAGCGTATTGCTGAAAGGGGTAAGTATCTCTAATAATTATCCGTATGGAGTTAATCTTGTTGGCTACTGGAAATTTGATGAAGGCTCTGGGACTACTGCTAATGATAGCAGTGGTCATGGGAATAACGGGACTTTAATCGGCGGGCCAACTTGGGTCGATGGAGTTGTCGGAAAGTGTTTGAGTTTTGATGGGGTGAACGATTATGTGGAAATCCCAAATGTTCTTAATCAATCTACTACAGAGCAAGAATGGTCAGTAACTGCATGGGTTAATATAAAAGATACTGGTTCAACACAATATTTAGTGGCAGGTATAAATTTGGGAGTTTCTTTAGCCTGGTACACAACTGATAAACTTTTATTGTATCTCAATAGTGGTGCAAATGATTATTATGTATACAGTGATCAAGCAGGATTATTAACCGATAAAGGGTGGCACTTTGTCACTTTTGTTTTTAGGAACTCAGATGGATACAGAAAAATATATATAGATGGTGAAGATCATACAGGGGGGGGGCCAAATCATACATCTACGCCCGTTGGTTTATCTGGAACATGGCAGATTGGGCAAAAGGTAGATGGTCTCATCGACGAAGTCCGTATTTACAACAGAGCTTTAACTGCAGAAGAGATCAAAGCTTTATATATCTACCCAAAATCAATAGTGTAACGCATGGAGATATCAGTTTTTTTGAAATACGCACTGGTTTGTGTTTCTTCTATCCTTGCTACGCTGCTATCTAAATTCCTGTGGGACAGATACTTTTCTCAGAGCAGCCGAGTAACGAAGAAAGAATTTTGCAACAAGCTTTCAGAAATTGAAAAAAGACTTGATGCAGGTGCTAACACGTTCAAACGTATCAATATCTGCTTAATTACTACGTGCCTTATCTTGCTGAAGGTCTGCGAAGAGGTAGGAATAGATTGTGAAGATGTTAAAAAAATGATGATAGACAACGGTCTGGATTTGTAGGGGTTTATTATGGATTTCTCAAAAATAGAAAGATTTACAGCGAGGGAGTTCCCATCAAAGCGTGAGATTAACTTAACAGACCCACGGTTGTTATATTCCCTGGATGCTTACGCAAAAGAATTAGATGCTCCTGTGTACCCATCCCCTGCAAAAGGGGCTTTAGCCAGGACATACGGGAGCAAAACATCAAGACATTATGCTGTAGGCCGATTGTCAACGGCTGTAGATTTCTTCCCTGACTGTGAGCCTCTTAAAGCATTTTTGATAGCCTTGATGTTTTTCGGGGGAGTGGGGGTCTACTTCGACACGCATTACAAAGGCAAACCATGGATTATGTTGCACGGGGACTTGAGAAGTGTTATAACAATGTGGTGGAGAGAGGATCATAAATACCACAACGTAACAAGTTTAAATGATTTAAGATTCCTCATCGAAAAGCTTAAAGGAGGGAGGTGTGACAGGATTAAAACAGCTTGAAAGATTTTTTATTAAGTACAAAACCAATAAGCTCGGTCTCCGTGGGTTATGTTACGATTGCGGAAAAAAAGTTACAATCAAAGCAGATGTAGATGATGATGGCAAGTTAACCGTGGAAGGTGGCGCTTTATATTTCACTGATTGGGGGGAGACCCTCATGAAATGCGATGAATGCTTTGAACGGGATCACACTTTGCACAGAAAGATTGATGTATACTCACGGATTGTAGGGTACATGCGCCCTGTGGACAACTGGAACATTGGGAAAAAACAGGAATGGAAAAACAGGAGAACTGTAAAATTTACTCCGCAGGATATAAAATAAGGGTACAAAATGTCTATATGCAGAAATTGTGAATGGTTTATCGACCTAAAGTACGAGGACGAAAACGAAGTATATGACGGGTTGTGTTGTTGCCCTGATCTAAGGAAAGATACAAAAAGTGGAGCACCTTACGCCAGTGTTAAAGGCGAATGGGAAGCATGTACCTTTTTTGGAGAGGAGAAGAAAAATGAAGATGTTTAAAAAGATTCCTGTACTGTTTTTGCTATGTTTTGTTTTTCTTATGCTGTTTTCTGTCGTGTACGCACAGCCGCCCATGAAAAAACATTACCTTGTTTTCCAATGGGACAAGAACCCGGATGTCGATTCCAGGCAGGTCAAAACGACAGGTTATAACATCTACTACAGCCACGATCCTGATGCGCTTTTGCCTGAAAATTTTGACTACGGGAAAGAAACGTCTACCAGGATCAATCAGGAAGATATTCCACAACCGGCAAATAGGGACACTGTAACTTATACTTATACAGATGTTCCTGCTGGAGACTATTACTTTATCTGTACGGCACACAACGAGCACGGAACAGAAAGCCCGCCGTCTAACATAGTGCATTGTTTTGTAGATTATAACGCACCAAGCAGCCCGCAAGGGTTTAAAATATCCATCACTTTAACCATTAACCAAGAACAAGGAGACTGAAAAAATGGCAAACTGGGAAAGTATTCTTAACATGGTAGTTCCGGCAGTAGTAACCCTCGAAAAGATAGCAGAGGCATGGTTCCGCAAACCAAAAAGCGGGAAACAGAAAAAAGAATTTGTGCACAACAGTGTTATGAAAATCTTCAAATCTGCTGAACATCTTACCACTGGTGGCGCTCACCATACGGTTGAAGCATTGGAAAAGAACTTGCCTGATCTGATTGATGCTACGGCTGGTGTGGTGTTCGCTGCTCAAGAGAAAAAGGAAGGCAAAACAGAAGAGGTGCCTAATGAGGAATATTACTAAAAGCTTGACAGACTAAGGCATAGCTGTTATAAGAGTTATCTATATCTTGTACCACTCTCCTTCCGCCTGCCCGTGGCAGTGCAGTTTTTCCTACTTCTGCGCTGTCACGGTTTTTTTATTCATCATCAAAAAGAGATTTTTCTGTTTTGCTGTATGCCCTCCCCTTTCTCCTTAAAAACGGTTCACCAGACTCAATGCACAGCAAATAAAACGCTGTTACCTATATCGTTCTATGTAAAAACCCTTATATTGCTTAAAAACGGCCTTCTCGTGCGCCTGAGAGGGTTTTGGCGTTTTCAATGTTGTCAGGCTGGTTTTCTTGCTCTTCTATCTCTTCATTTGTCGCCACCCTCTCAATTTTCCCACAATTGAGACAAGTCCAAACCCATCCGTTCCACTCATCTAT